AAAGATTTACACGAATACGGAAGAAGTAACATTACAGGCAAGAGATTGTATGATGATTTATCTTCTGCAAAAGACAAGAAAGCCTATTATAAAAATCTTACTAAAGAAGAGATAGATGCCATAGAAAATAAAAGTATCATTGCAGGTAGAACCCTAGATGAAAAATTAGAGAACATTCATAAAACTATAGATGGCAATAGTAAACCTCCTAAAGAACAACTTAACTATACAAAATATACTCCAAGAGCAAATGCGGCATATCTAAAAAGTTTAGTAGATGATGCAGTAGCTAGTAATCAATTAGACACTGAAGTTATTTTAAAGTGGGTTAAAAAATCCTCAAAAGAAGATAAATATAATTTTGTTAGACTTCTTATATTTGGAGACCATATTGCAAAACAAGGTGATGACCAACTTAAACTAGCTAATGAATTAACTAGAGCAGTTAATGAAGGTGATGAAATTGCCGCTAGAAAAATTGAAGCTAAAATGGATTTACTAGAACGTGTAACTACTGATAGTTTAATTGACTATAAAAATATTTCTAAAGCGGCGGCAAGAACTACACAAATAGGTAGAGTTGATAAAGATGCAAGAAGAGCAAATGAATTAATAAATACACCTGAAAATCCTGATTTAATAAAATTAAAAGAAAATAGCCCAAGAGAATTTAAACTAGCCTTAGCTAAATTAGATGACCAAAACCAAGTTATTCTTGCGTTACAAAATGCTAGAAAAGTAGAAAAATGGGAGTTAGCGGCAGAATATATTAATAATAATTTACTATCTTCACCTGATACTCACATACTTAATATTGTATCAGGGTTGGTACAGACACAATGGAAACCTTTTGTAATGTTATTAAGAGCGGCTAATCTTGGTTTTAGAGATACAAGAAGAGGTAAAGAACTAGCTATTGAAGCGTTTGATACATATATTCATCAATACGTTTACACTGCACATGCTATAAGACAATTTGGTAAAAGTTTTTATTTTGGTAGAGGATTACTAGATAGTAAAGCCATGAAGTACGATAACTCTATGAGACAAGGACAGCTTCAATCGTGGATACATGCTATTGGTGATTTGTTAACAAGACCTTTAGGAAAAGTAGGCGGAGTTATTCAACATGGATTAGTAAAACCTATAGCTTACGCAACAACAGCACCTATGAGAATTTTGTCCGCAGGTGATGAGTTTCTTAAAACTATTTCTTTTAGAGCAAGACGGACATCACAAATACATTCTCAATTAAGAAAAGAAAATGACGCTTCATTATGGACTGGTTATTTTAAAGATAAAGATGCAAAAGAAGCATACAAAAAAAGATTTAAAGAAATTGAAAAAGAGTACATGGACACAAACGGAGTGTCTGCTAAAACTACAGTAGATAGTAATGCAAGTTCTATACAAGATGTAAATAAAAATGAAGTTAATGACCCATTACAATATGCTAGAGAAGCAACATATACACAATCTTCCATATCTAAAAACCCATCAACAGGTAAAATGGAAGGTGGTGCAACAGCCGCAGTTTTATCTTGGACATCTAAAAACAAATGGTCAAGAGCATTAGGTTTACACTTTATTAATACACCCTCTAATTTAATTAAATGGAATTTTGAACAAATACCTCTATTAAGAAAATTAGTTGTATCTACAAGACACGCTTTAATGAAAGGTGCTGATGGTAAATATTTAAACCCAGAAGCGGCGGCAGAGGCTAATGCAAGAATGCAAGGTGGTATGTTGTTATGGTTTGCGGCTTACAATGCAGTATTAGCAGGTAAGATTACAAGTGGTGGTTCAAGAGACTGGCGAAAAAATAAAGAAAGAACAGCGTCAACAGGTTGGCAACCTTATTCTTATAAAACAGAAGATGGTAGATATATTAAATTAAGTAGACTTGACCCTGTAATGATGCCGTTTTTTATTATGGCAGATATTATGGAAACGATAGAAAATTTTACAGCAACAAATGAAGATTTACCTGAAGAAGCACAAAATACATTAACAGAATTAAGCATGGGTGTTGTTGCGGCTATAACACAAAATTTAACTTCTAAGTTTTATATGAAAGGTATTATTGAAACAGCAGGATTTCTTTTAGGAGATGAAGCTATGAAAAGTAAAGCACCAGATAGAATTGGTACATCAATCTTTGCTAGAACTTTATACAAAGTATTTCCGTTATCTGGTGGTTTAAGATATGGCACAAGAGTTGATGCAGATGTTCAACAAGAGTTATGGACATTAAGTGATAGATTAAAACAACTAGACCCTTTTGACTGGGTATCAGATAAACATTCTATTATGCCACAAAGAAACATGTTTGGTGAACCTGTAAATAGACAGAATGGGTGGCTATTTGGATTAGGTGAAAGGTCTGGTTTATGGTCATCACCTTTTGCAATGACAGAGTGGTCTAATCCTGTAATAGGACGTTTCTTTGAAAACAGAGAATTTAATTTTAAAAAACCATCTCCTATAGATAGAAAATCAAGAATTGATTTAAGAACAATAGTTAATGAACAAACTAAGCAAACAGCTTACGATAGATATAGAGAGTTGACAGGTGAAGTTATGTTAACTTACAAAGGTAAAAAATATAATCTTAAAGGGTATATTGAAGCTCTAATTTTAGACCCTAGAAGTGCTATATATTATCAACCTGAAGGAAACGTATTAGGTGATGATTTACAACAACAGGTTATACTTGATATAGTTAATAAAGCTCAGAAATTAGCAAAAACAAAATTACTTCGAGAATTTCCTATTATACAAAAAACTCAAATAAAAAGAAATGAGTTTAAATTTATGAAAATTCAAGAACAAAAAATTAAAAGAAGCTCATTAATTGACAGTTTAATTCAATAGTCAATAAACCTGCACTTTTAGTAAAACCCAATTAAAAACATAAGGAAAATCACACATGGCAAATAGTTTTGTACGTTATACAGGTAATAACAGTACAACAGCATATTCTATACCTTTTTCGTATAGAACTACAGGAGACCTAACAGTTACTCTTGCAGGGGTAGCAACAACAGCTTTTACTCTAAATGCCGCAGGAACTACACTTACGTTTAGCTCACCTCCTGCTTCAAATGTGGCGATTGAGATTAGAAGAACAACATCACAAACTACTAGATTAACAGACTATGCGTCTGGTTCAGTATTAACTGAAAACGATTTAGATACAGATAGTGAACAAGCATTCTTTATGTCACAAGAAGCTATTGATGATGCTGATGATGTAATTAAGATTTCAAATGTAAACTTTCAATATGATGCTACAAACAAAAGAATTACAAATGTAGCAGACCCAGTAAATGCACAAGATTTAGCTACTAAAAACTATTTAGAAAATACTTTTTTAACTACTGCCAACAAAACAGCTTTAACTACAGTAAATGCAAACATAGCTAATATTAATGCTGTAAATAGTAACGCTACTAATATTAACTCAGCAGTATCTAACGCTACAAATAT